ACCTCCTGCTTGGTGTCCTCGGTGCCGGTGGCGGCTTCGTGCAGTCGCTCGCGGTAGTAGGTGGGCTGCACCGTCGTACCTATCGAGCGGTTCACCTTCTTGAAGAGTTCGGGGTCGTCGAGCTTCGTCAGGTCGTCGGTCAGTTCCCATTTGTCAAGCTGCAAGAGGAAGGCGCACCAGTAGTCGTCGGATGTGCGGATGCGGGAGCCGAGGGGATATTGCATCTCATGCAGCAGCGATGCCTCCACTTGCTCAATCTTCGTCTTGTACGGGCCTTCTTTGATGCGGCCTGCCGTGGTGGTGTGGAGCAGCAGCTTTTCACGACGGGGACCCGTTGAGCCCCAACACGTATCGACTGCCGCCTGCATGTCGGAGTGGGCGTTGACGTAGCCCGCCTGACCGTGCTCGTCGGCATGAACCACCGAGGCGTAGAGTCCGTCCTTCGAGGTCTTGCCCGCCGCCATGCACTTGATTTCGCCCTTCATCGGGTGTCCGGGCTGCCAGTTCAGTCCGTTGCGGGTCATGCGGAAGTATTTGCCGCCCATGCGGTTCGAGCACGTGGGATCGACTTGCATGGCAAACTCGCGGATGGCTTTGTAGGCTATCTGGCTCTGTTCGCTGGAGTTGGTGCAGATGAGTGCCTGCCCGTTCACGTCGCCCAGGAATCCCACCTCGGTGAAGTCCACCGCGCCGCCCAGCTCCGTCTTGCCGCTCTTTCGGGTCAGGAACCAGTGCGCCTCCTGCGTCAGCCGTCGCGTGTCCCACACCCAGCCGTCCTTCACCCATTCGGTAGGCAGCAGCATGTCGCCGTCGTGGTATTCGCGCTCCATGCTTACGTCCACCTTGAAGCAGTATATCTCGAAGATGAGCCACGCCTGGAAGGGCATCAGTCGGACGTGCTGCGAGCCGCGAGGGGTGGAGAACTTCAGCCCGCCCTTTACATGTCGCCCGTTCGCCCACTGTCCCTCGATGGCCCGCAATGTGCGCTTCACCCGCTCGGGGTCGAGGTCGTAAGAGTCGAGCAGACGCATTTCCTTGCGGATGCCCAGCAGCTCATAGAGGTTGGCGTGCGACCCCTCGTTGCTGATAGCGTCCTCGATGTAAATCATCAGTCGCTCGTCGATGCTGTTGAGCCTATTGGCATAAAGGGGCAGTGCCTCCCGAATGTCCGCGATGCACTGCGCCTTGAGTTTCTTTAATTCGTCGAAGTCTTGCATATTATTGATGTAAGATGTTAGAGGGAAGAGGGAAGAATTATTCCCCACGCAGGGGGATGTCGATGTCGAGCCACCACTTGATGTCGGGCAAGTTCCAACCGCCTGCGCCGTATCGCTTTGGATAACGTCGCGTGACCTTGCCCGTGGCGATGTCCTTGCCGTCCCACCATTCAGGCGGTCGATGGGCGAACACAACCTTGTCCTCTGTCGTGAGTGCTATCACTTCGCGGTCGATGGCTGGCAGCTCTGAGCCGTCAGCCGACTTCCACCACATCGAACTGTCAATGAGCCGTTCCATTTCCTCGGCTCCGCACAAGTAGGCATCCTTCACGTCGCCCAGTGCGAGCGGTTTGAAGGATAGTGCCATTGCGCGACCTCTCATGTAGTTGCTCGCGCTCTCTGCGATGCTTGCTTTACGTTCTTTGTCTGTCATAGTTCCTTATTCTTTCTTTACTCATTCAGCAACATCGGCATGGTGAGCATCAGCACCTCGCAGTCCTCGTCCTGCTCGTTAGGCTCGAAGGTGATGGCGCGGCTTGGGTCGCTCATGCCCATCTGCATCTCGCCGCCGCTCAGTTTCGAGAGGATAGCGGCAAGGCGACTGCCCGACACACCGATTTCAATCTCCGAGTGCGGATAGTCGATGTAGAACGAGTCGTGCGAACCTTTGGCGAAGTCGAAGTCCTCGGCGGTCATCTTCATGCGGTCTTTCGTGAACGACAGGCGAATGAGGTGCGAGCCTTGATTGTACGACGAGAACGGCAGCACCTTCTTCAGCGAGCAGAGCGCGAAGGCACGGGGCACGATGGCGGTCATCGGCTGGTCTTCGGGGATGATTCTGTCGTAGTTCGGATATGGGCCCTCCACCAGTCGCATGTCCAGCGTGTACGGCCAGAACTCCATGCGGCATGAATGCTCGTTCCACGACACCTTCACCGCGTCGCCGCTCAGCACTCCGCTCAGGATGTTGGCCGCTTTCTTCGGGATGATGAAGCGGAACTCGTCGGTGATCTTCGCACCCTTGATGACGTTGATACGCGACTTCACCAACACATGCCCGTCGCTGGTCACCACGTCGAGCCACCCGTCTTTCAGCGCAAAGCATACGCCGTTCATTATCGGTCTGAGGTCATCCGTCGCCGTAGCCCACAGCGAGCGTTTCAGAGCCTCGCGCACCTGGATGCCTTCGAGCGACACCGGCTCCGGCAGCGTCTCAGACTTCGGCAGCGGGTACTCGTCGGCATTGTCGATGGGGAAGTACGTCTCGCCCGACTGGTGTTGCAGCGTGAATTTGTTGTCGCTCTCCGTCGTGGCGATAATCGTCACCTTCTCGTCAGTCAGTTCCGCCAGCGATGCCCGCAGCTGGTCAGCCGATACGCAGAAGCGACCCTCGCCCTCCATCGTGTCAAGTCCGATGGTGGTGCTCATCGTCACCTCCGAGTCGCTGGCCGTCAGCGTCACCTCATTGTTCTTCACATCGAAGAGCACGTCGCCCAGAATCGGCAGCGCATTCTTCGGGTTAATCACTCGTGCCAGTAGGTTGGCAGCCTCGCCCAACAGGGCCTTGTTTACAATCAGTTTCATAGTTCCTTCAATGCCTCAATGAATTTCTTCTTTGTCTTATACACCTTGTCGCCGATGCGATAGTGAGTGAAAGAACGGCCACGAGGGTAGCCGTTCTTGTAGGGTACATGATGGCAGATGCCGAAGCGACCACACTCCGAGATGTAGCAGGTCGTGTGCTCATCCTCCATCGACATGTGCGACTGCCATTTGAACTTGATGGCCTTGATTTCCTCGTCGGTCATACGCTATGCCTTATTCGTCCCACACTCGCCCTGCGATTCCTCAAACGATGGCGGTTCGGGCGAATGGTCGTCGCCTGCGCCAACGTCCACACCTACATTGTAACGCTTGTGTATCGCCTTCAAGTCAGCCCACAAAGCCATAAGGTGGTCGGAATCCGTCTTCTCGTTCAGCGAACTCAGTATGCCAGCGGCAGCGTACACGCTCTTGATTTGGTCAACATTCGGGATGTACGGCAGTTCCTTCACTTCATCATCGGGCACCAGCTTTCTCACTCGCTCGTACTCAGCACCGAGGGCATTGAACTTGTTGACCAGTTCGTTGTACTTCTTCGCCCATTCGTGGATTTCGTGGTCGCGGTTGTCGATACACATCTGAAGACGCTCCTTGTCTGCGAGGTAAGCGTTTTGCGCTGCTGTCACCATCTCTTGCGTTGAAACGGCACTGCGCTTGTTTGCTGTGTCGATAAAGTTTGCGTAGATGAATACGCACGTCTGGGCTATCAAAGCCACAATCAAAATGATAATCAATGTTTGCATAATTCGTGTAAATTAATGGGTAATTAATGATAATTCGTGTTCAAAAAGAAGAGAGCGACAAAATTTGCCACTCTCTCCGTTGTTTTCGGGTCTTTGGTCGGATTATCCTTCAAGCTCGTCGCCGCCATTCTTGCGTCCCTTCGGTAGCAAGCGTCACCCTATCGGGATGCCGAGCGGTCGTCTGCGTCGTCGGAAATGACTAACTGCTCAGCCAATAAAGTCGCCAATTCTCGCATTTCGGCCTTCGTTACGTTCATCTGTCGATGGAAGCCCTCATTGTCCGTCTTGGTGATTATCCAAGTTGGCGACTTTTTGTCTTTCGTCAGTTCCACCATCACCCTTCGAGTTCTCCTGGTGGATTGTCATTTCCTCCTTCGCCGCCGTTGTCGTCGCCGTTGGCAGGTGTCTCGGTGCCCTCCTTCTCGTCCTTCTCCGTAGCCCATGAGAGGGTGGAACCCTTGATGGCCTGGTTGATCTCGTCGCTGGGCTGGTAGGTCGCCTTCGGAGTCATGTCGGTCAGGGCGAGCTCGTCAGCATCCTGCTTCCACGGTCCCGTGACGCTGGGGTAGAGCGTTCCGAGTGGTCCGAGATCGACGATGTAACCTTCCTTCAGTCGGTCGCGGATGCCGTCCAGCAGCAAGTTGGCTGCCAGCGTTGCCTCGGCCTCGTGCAGAGTGGTGTTCCTTGCCGACTCCTTGGCCACCTCCTCGAAGGTCTTTTTGCCCGTTGAAACCACGCGGCCATAGAAGCCCGTCACTTTCACGCCCTCGATTTTGCGAACCATTTTCGCCTTTTTCACTTTAATTTTCAGTGCTGTCATAACCATTAT